AAAATTTCATTTCATCTGCTCCATTATATGAAATACTACCTCTATATCTATCTGTTCCAGTATTACCATCTGCAAAAGCAATTGCTCCTTGATTTCCACCACCAGAACCGTGATATATTGTTATACCTGCATCAGCAGTTCCACTCCCTACAACTAATTGTCTTTGCCAAGTATCAAAACTACTTGGTGATGTATTTTGTATTCCTACGTTTCCAGAACTATCAATACGCATTCTTTCTGTAGGAACATAACTATTTCCACTATTTCCACCTGTTAAAAATGTTAAATTACTACCAACACCTTTTATTGATTGTAAATGAGCAACATTACTGCCATCTCGTGGAAAAAAGTCAACTCCTGCATCAGAACTTGTGCCTAAACCTTGTATTTGTACTGTTGCATCTGCTCCATACAAATGCAATAATTTACTAGGCGATGTTATTCCAATTCCTACGTTTCCTGTGGACATAAAAGTAGCAACAACACTATCTCCATCATCTTCCCATATTTGCCATTTACCTGCTGCTCTTTCTCCAATTTCCCAGTTTGTTCCTGAAACTGTAGAATCTTGACGAATAATTGAATCTAAAGGTGCAGTACCTCCTAAATGCAATTTAGTAGAAGGCGAAGTTGTCCCAATTCCTACATTCCCACCGTTTTTAACTATTAATTTAGTTGTGCCACCTGTTCTTAAAAACAAATCATCTACAGAATTAATAATAATATTTTCATTAGCAGAACTTTGTATTAATAAATTATCATCTGCATCATCACCAATAAAATGCGAATCCCCAAAAGTAATATTTCCTGTAAATGTTGGCGATTCCTCATAATTAGAAGTTATAACACCTGTTGATGAATTATAACTTATAGCATTACCTGAAGCACTAATTGCGCTTCTAGCTCTTGCGTCTGTATAATATAAATTACTTGTGCCTTCAGATAAATCGTCTGTATCTTTTGTTGCAAATGCTGTATCAAATCTTGATGTGTATGATGTTGCCGTAGCAACTCCAGATGAATTACCTAACCAAAAATAATCATTAGTAATATTTGGTACGTCGTTTGTTCTAAGTATTGATGAAACCAATAACGATCCTGAATTTGCTGCAGATCTTGCAACTTTAGCAATGTTTTGAATTAAATTGCTGCCCGTTGGTTTTGTCATTGTAAGACCACCACCAGGTTTTACATACACTGTATTATTTGGGCTAGTAGATGTACCATCAATTGTATCTGTTGTGAGATTTCTTAAATAACCACCTGTAATTACATAACCTTCTTCGTTTACAGCTAACGTGGTTAATAACAATCCTGCTGCCGGCATTTTAGCACTATTACTTGCGTCTGCTGGTGCAATTTGTAATCTTTCTGAATTACCAACATTACCTGTTATATATACTGGAGTTCCTTTTGCAATACTTGCGGTATGGGTGTTTTTTACAGGCACAATTACTGATCCAGCTTGCAAACTATCTGTTTGCAATGCGGAAGCAATACTAATAACTTCTATGTCTACATTGTTAGCCGGGGCTGCATCAAATGCTAATGTAGTCCCATCAACTGTATAAGTGTTTTTAAACTGATAAACACCATTTAAAAATATTAATGTTTTAACTTCATTATCTATAGCGTTTGCTAATGTAAAATCTGTTGATGAGCCGTTACCCGTGAAATTATCTTGATAAATAACCGTTGGACCTGTATTTATAGCTGAAATAGAAATAACCTCTACACTGTGACCACTAATTGGTGCAGTTGCAAAGGTTATAGTAGTACCCGATACCGAATACGTGTCTTTTTCTTGATAAACACCGTCAATATATATTTGTGTTTGGTCTTCATCAGTAATTGAATTTTGCAAATCAAACGCAACAGTACTGCCGTCGCCTGTAAAATTATCTCTATAAATTACGGAAGCAGCATCACTTGTACCAGCCTCGGCAAAAGATAAATTACCAGAACCGTCAGTTGTAATAACTTGCCCGCTGCTACCATCTGACGCGGGAAATGTATATGCGTCGTTAATTCTTATGTTACTAAGAAAGCGATTTGCCATATTAAATGTATAAAATTATATTAACCTATTTTTGTAATAAGTACTCTAATGTCATTTGTAGATGGTATTGAATTACTACTAAAACCAATTGTTACAACAGATGTAGATGTTCTCACCACGTCTGCATAAACTGTGTCTAATGAACTATTATCGTAAAGCTGTACAATTACATCTTGAGAACCTAAATTGTGCGTTACAGTGTAAGAAGTATCTGTGCCATTACCAATCGATGTTGAATACGTACTTTCCCCAACTGTTTGTATTTCGTAATAATCCGTTCCATTTTTAGTAAGTTCCCAAGTATCACTTGTTTCATTCCATCTTAACGCTACATTGTCATCAGCAGTTCCTCTTTCAATTTCAATACCCCCATTTTCAGTTGGTGTTGATCCAGCATAATTACTATTTAAAGTAATAATATTATCAGCAAGATTTATTGTTTCTGTATTTACAGTAGTTGTCGTTCCCGATACCGTTAAATTTCCGGTTACAACTAAGTCGTTTCCGATTGTTACATCGTCTGGTAAACCAATTTGTATTTGATTATTGCTTACTGTAGTTTCAATTTCATTTGTAGTACCAGCGAAAGTTAGTGTATCTGTTCCAATTGAAACAATATCATTACTTCCTGAATCTGCTGCTATTGTTAAATCTGTACTAATTGCCGCTGTTGTTGCTGCTGTTAACCTACCTTGTTGATCTACTGTAATAACCGGTATTGCAGTTGATGAACCATAAGATCCAGGAGTTACTGCTGTATCGGCTAAATCGATCGTTTGTGTATGCTGACCTGATGTTGTACTAACTGTACCTGATAATCCAGTCCCAGCTGTTATATTAACGCCAGTTATATCACCACCAACATTCGTCCAGTCACTTCCATCGTATACTTTTAACTGATTAGATGCTGTATTATAAATTAACCAACCTGCGGTTAATCCTGAAGAGGGGTCGGTGCCTACTTTCTGAATTACTGCATTCTGTAATTCGTTTTTGTTTAAATTAATGTCTGTTAAATATGAAAGTGCCATAGTTTATTAGTTTACGTATACTTTGCCTTGAAAAGAGGCTTTAAATGTTATTGTGAAATTGTTATTATCTATATGTTGGATGTCACCAACAATATGAGAACCCGCAGAATCAACTGTTGTTACAGATGGGAACTTACCTAAATTGTGGGCTATTGTTTGGGTTGAATTTGCAATGAAATTAATATTAGATGTAATAAAATTTTTATCTGTTCTACCTGAGTTATCTAGATTAAATAAATAATATTTATCATCCCTTAAGGTACCATTGCCATTTAAATAACCTAAGCTAAATGTTAAAAAATTATCTGATGGGTTAGCTTGGACTGCGCTTATAAAAGCATAATGGCCAAATTCACTTATATTATCAACATTAGATATTTTCAATCCTTGATCTACTAAATGATTATAGAACTCAACCATGTTTAAATTATCTAAGTTATTTATAGAAACTTTCAAAGATGTTATTGAATCAAAAGCAATCCCTGTTCCGCCTGAAGGTAATTTAAAATGCCCTGACAATAAACTTCCCCCCTGTGGTGTGAATTTATTTACTACCCCATTTAAATTAATTAAGCCTGAAGTATTTAAAAACCCTACAATATTTTCTAGTTTAAAATTTTTAGTACCATTCCCAGAGGAATCTGTCCCTATAACTTTATCGTTTTTAGAAACGGTATTGTCTAAATTATACGTACTAATTCTAGCCATTTATTTTATTTTTTAAATAAGCTTGCGGCTTTTTCCCCACTTCGTCCACCAAAATATGCAAGAACCACACTCATCATAACTTTTTCAAAAGTGTCGTTCCATGTTTCACCTATATGGAATGGTATCGATTCAACACTATCAAGTATTCCTGCTAAAGAGAATATAACAATACACCACACTAAAACTAATGGGCGTACATTTTTTGAAAGCCATGAATCTGACATGGAATCTGCTTGCCACCTTGAGGTGATGCTTTCCATTTCTTTATTTTGTTGTTCAAATATAAGCTGTTGTAATTTTATTTTATCTTCGCTACTTGCGTCGGATTTACCTATTGCCGCTATAGCTTCTGCCGGTGTTGAAGCACCACTAATTAAATTACCTAATGTAGGATTAACTAATGAAGCTGCACCAAACAAAAGTTTACCTACTGTGGTTTCTGCAAATTTCTTTTTTGGTTTACTCATCTTTTTTTCATTTTATATGGAACAATTTTATTCAATGCATTTTGCCTAGCTTCGCAGCCACAGGGTATGTTTAACCCAGACGATACTTTGTCAACTACACGTTTTATACCTGTAGCCTTAGTAAATTTTGCTATTGAATCTCCTAACCCTCTACTTTCCATATTAACAATTCCATTTTCTTCTAGCAGCTAAACCTCTTTCAGACTTCCAGCCTTTTGATCTTGCACAAAATGATTTACGTCTTTTAGCGGCCTTACTTCCTTTCTTTAATTTAGAAGGCGGAGTTGTAACAGCTGTTTTAAGTTTACTACCTGGATTATCTCTTCTGTATTTAGCTACACCTTTAGCGGTCATCCCGCCTCCGGCTTTTTTGCCAGTCCCGCCTTTTTTGTTTACTTTTTTATAGTAACCTAAAGATTTTTTTCTTGATGGTGCATTTTTACTTGGCATAACTATTTTTTCTTTTTCTTTTTTAACTTAGCAAAATCAGCGCCAGTAATTACATTATATGGTGGCGCCATTTTAGCTATTCGTTTTTGATTAGCGGTTAATTTTTTTGCCATCTTATTATTTTTTGGACATTTTTTTACCTGTTTTCTTTGCGTATTTTTTTGCAGCCGCTTTACCTTTTGCTGTATAAGCGAATTTCTTTTTCCCTACTTTTGGCATAACTATCTGTTTTTATCTTTGATCATATCGTCAATAGCTTTATTATAAACTTTGTCCGTATACGATTTATTATTGAAAAATTTACTTCTTGTTCCTGTTGGTAAGTCTTCTTCTGCAAGCATTATACGATATATTCGTTTAATTAACTGCTTGCATTTAAAACTTGTCTTATATATTGTGTATTTTTGTAACTTACCATTACGTGCTCTCCAAACATCAATCCAACCTTCTCTTCTTAGTCTTTCCCATCTGTCTTTATCCCAACTGTAGGTATACACGCCATCAATAAATTCATTACGTGTAAATCGATCTTTGCAATCTAAATAGATCAATAACTCCAAATCAGCATCCTTTATATTATAAGTTTTACAGGCCCATTTACGAATGAGCCTGTAATATTTTAATAAATTTAAATCTTTTATGTCATCAGTACTTATTCTCATTCCACAAGTACTATGTCACCAAGTTTCAATACGTAATACAGTTTATCTTTCCATTCAATACCGTGGCCGGCTACTTTGTCGTAATGAACTATATCATCTTTATTAAGGCCCTCTGCTAAATTGCCAACAGATATTACTTTGCCTTTTAAATATCTTACGTCTTTATTTTGATCTTCAGTAAGTTCTAAACCACCAACTTTTTTAGGTGCTTCTTTTATTTTTTCTATGACTACGTAGTAATTAATTGCTTTCATTTATTCGAATATTATTAATTACACAATCTGCAGAAAAAATAGTATTAACAACACTAACTGCATTTTTTAAAGCTGTTTTAGTAACTAGTACTGGATCTATAACGCCTTCTTTAATCATATCAACAGTTTTACCATTGATTACATTTATTCCTTTACCTGATTTGCCAGACTCTTTATATTCTAAGTTTGCATTCTCAAGTATTGTAGCGTAAGGTGATTTTATTGCTTCAAGAAGAATTGATTCGCCATCATCAGCAGGAATTATACTGTATGATGCATCCAACAAAGCTACGCCACCTCCTGGAACAATACCTTCTTGTAATGCGGCTTTAGTCGCATATATTGCGTCTTCAACCCTATCTTTCTTTTCTTTTAATTCAACTTTTGAATTAGCACCTACTTTTATAACGGCTACATACCCGTTTAACATTGCAAGTCTTTGTTGAAGTCTTTTCTTAAAGAATGGATTTTTTTCATCTTTAATTTTACTTTCAACTAACTCTATTCTTTCATTCAGCGCAGGGCCTTGATCTTTGATCGTTAATACAGTGTTTTTATCATCTGTAACCGACTTTATAGCTTCCCCCAATATATCAGGATCAATTAAATCTAAATCATCTCCCAGCTCTTCGTTTATAACTTTAGCTCCGGTAAGAATCGCAAGGTCTTCAGTTGTGTCTTGCCTTGTAGGTCCGAATCCAGGTAGATCAATAACATTGACCTTAATATTACCCTTAACTTTGTTTGCTAGCAACGCTGCTAATGGTTGCTGTTCTACGGTCGCTACTATAAGCAAACTTCTTTTTTCTTTAATGACAAATTCTAGTACATTCTGAATTTTACGAATGTTGGGAATTGGAGAAGAAACTATCATTACATATGGATTATCTAGTTCAGCTTTTCCTTTATCCTTATCTGTTATAAAGTATGGCGATTTGAGCCCGCTTTCTATTTGAGTGCCTTCAACAAATTCAACATTTGTTTTTTCGGTCTCGGACTCTTCCATTAAGACGACGCCGTCTTTACCCACTTTCGAATAGGCTTGCGATATTATCTTGCCGAGTTCTTTATCGTTATTACAACTAATACTGCTTACGTTTTCCAACATATCACCCTTAACTTCCACCGCGGCTTCGTCTAAGTAATGATTTACTTTTTGTAAACCATTTTCAATACCTTGTTTTATGCTTCTTATATTATTTGTAAAATCTTCTTTATTTGCTAAATTCAATAATGAATGGGCAAGGACGGTAGCTGTAGTAGTACCGTCACCTGCCTCTTTCACTGTGTTTTTGGCAGCCTCTTTTATAAGGGTTGCTCCCATATTTTCGACCGGGTCAATTAAGACTACGCTTTCCGCAACGGTTACTCCGTCTTTTGTTATCACCGGTCTTCCGAGAGCGTCCTCGTAAATTACGCATTTACCAGAAGCGCCGAGGGTTGATTTAACTGCTTTAGTTAATTTATCAACACCTGCCATTATTTTTGTTCTAGCATCTGTTCCGAAGGACAGATCCTTTACTATCTCACTTGGGTTATTATATTCCATTTAATTAAATTTTTTCAGTATAAGTGGTTATTTGAATGTTTTTACAACTTTAGGTCCTTTTAAAAACTCAAGCTTTTTAGAGTAATGATCAATGCTTCCATCAATCGCTGCCTCACAGCTTTCTAAAGTTTCACGCCTTGTTACATCGATCCATTTTTCTTCATCGTTTAGATCTTTGTATTCAGCTTGGAAAAATCCATTAGGTAGTTGAACAATTCGCCAGTTTTCTTTCTTAGCGATGTGCTCCCAAAGAGTTCTGGTTTCTTCGGATATTCCTTGGGTACTATTGTTCCCCCAGGAATAGGTTTTGTAAAAATAAGTCATTGGTTTTGGTCTTATGATAATATAATCACGTGGTTGTTAGGTGTTTTAATATATGATGCTAATGTTAACAGTACCGCTAGTTCCAAAAGGATTAGTGGAAGTTGCATACGTTCTCAATGTTGTTGTTGCTGTTGTCCAAGACGCGGAACTTCCAAAATTTACGCCCCCTATAACTATAGTGGTCCAAGAGGGGTGAGCTATAGTGTTATACATATATATTTTATTAGAGTTTCCTCCAATCCAATATAAAGCATCTATACCAGTACCATTAATTGTAGCTGGATATAAAAAACCGAAATTTCCAAACGGATGTTTATTTGTGACGTTACTCCACCCATAAGCAGTGCTAGTGTAATATTGACCACTGCCGACGGACATGTTACTATTGTAGTCATAAGTAGGTGCTCCACTATAACCATAAAATTCTTGCATACCATCAGGTACACTTTTACCGGCGGCGGCCGATAAAGTTCTAAGAGAACTGCTAGAATTGCTTACCTCTGCTTTTATTTGACTTATTGATATAGGGCCGCTACTTTGTAATGCCATCTACGATTCTAATATTACAGTTATTTCTGTAGGAGTTATTTGTTCGTTTATTAATGCAGCGACTTCTGCTTCGTAAGCCGCTTTCATATCTGGTCCTATTATTTTAAATACCCAACCTTTAACTATTTCATTAGTTAAATCATTTTTTTCATGAAAGCTAGATAAATCATTAATAGGTAAAATAGTTTTTCTAACTATGTTAGCTCTAACATCATCATCGTTAGTTCCTGTTAATGTCCATATAACCGAATGTGCTACATTGCTTTTAGTTATAGGCGAAGCGCTAAAGTCGGTATGACTAGTGTAAACTTGCAGTGTTTTGCAGTCCCAATTATAAGTTATTGCCATATTATTTATTTTTTAATTCGTCTATTTGTCTTTGTAAATCTTTTATACCTTCTATAAGTAATGGTACTATTTTTTTGTAATCAACGGCTTTATAACCATCTTCTCTTGTTTCAACAACTTCAGGTAACACCTCTTCTATTTCTTGTGCTATTACACCAACATCGTGCCCTTCGTATAATTCTTGATTATCGTTCCAATCGAATTCATACCCGCCTATTTTATTTATTTTTTCAGCAGCATTTGTTATTGGTTTTATATTATCTTTTAATCTTTTATCCGAGGACTCAGAAGCTACTATATCTCCTTTGACATGCAGACTGTTGGTGGAAGATTTAACCCACACCATTTTTGAATCGTAGTTTGTAGGGGAAGCTGTAACAAATTTTCTTATTACAAACGACATATTAGGATAATCCCCATCAGTTCTTGGTGACTCAGGAACATCTAAAAAGAATGTCTTCATGTATTCATTAAGGTGTAACCTTCCCGATACCGCAGTCCTAGATCCACTATTCTCATTGAATATAATATTCATACCCCCAGAATAATTTGCGGAGGGTGTAACCCCATTAGCTGTTTGATTAGGTATTATTAGTCCAGCACCGTTCAATTTCATTATTTGTTTTGAATACTGTCCATCTTGCCCTAATTGGTAGCTAGCATTTAAATCAAAAGAAGTACCATTAACAGTTGTTGTATTTCCACCCGTCATCAATATCCTATGATGATAATCACTAGAGGAGTTTAAAGATAATCCAGCCCCTGACGCGCTCGTAGTATCTGTGTTTTTAAATTTAGCGGCAATAAAATCTCCAGATGACACTGCTCCTTGTATTAAAACTGTACCTGTTACATCTATATCACCATTAAATTTTATTTTACTACCTGATATACTAAAAGGTGTTAAGTTAGTTGAAGATGAATTAACAATAAATTTATCAGCTTGAAACTTAACTTCCGAAAGACTACTAGTTGTATTATCTGCTGCAATAATTTGCATACCAGTTACAACGTTATTGGCATTTGCTGTTAAAGAATAAGCTGCTTTTGAATGGCCATCTAGTCTAGTTACTACTGTTTGTTGCGTGGATATATTAGCCGAATTAGTTGCAATTCTTGGATCGTCCGTTGCCGTCCAAGTACCACTAATTAATATATAAACCTTATTATTATCGTCAGTATCATACCATATAGAAGATGCTGGTTCAGTTGTAGCTGGAGCGCTGGTTTGTCTAAATACTTTTGGTCTACTATCCGCAGTGCTTTGGGCTGTACCAGCGGCTGCTTGAGCTATTGCAATTGTTCCATCTACTGTTGCTGTCCAAGTACTGCTTATTAATACATATAATTTATTATTATCATCTGTATCGTACCATAATGAATTATTTGGTACTCCTGATGTACTAGGTTGCGCAGCTTGTCTAAATATTTGAGGTTTTGTATCGACTGTAGATGTTAAATCAGAAACACTCTGAGCTGTTGCTAAGTTTGCATTAGCAATAGCTGTAGTTGCGCTAGACGCTACTGCAGTACTCAAAGCTCCGGCTGTGCCGTCAACATCTCCATTAGCGTCAAAACTGAATACCGCTTCTAATTTATCAAGATCACTTGCAACTGAGCCTGCTTCTGAAGAAGCTGTTGTAGTAATACTGGTTGCTAATGCATCTGCAACACCCGTTATTTCACCATTTGTAAATGCAAATTGGGATTGTATTTCTGTAACATCCGCGGCCGAAGCAAGTGATGCATTTGTTATAGCAGTGTTTGCATTGCTTGTAACAGCGGTTGATAAAGCGCCCGAGATGCCATCAACATCGTTGTTACTATCAAAACTAAATACTGCCTCTAACTTATCTAAATCTGTTGCCACCGAGCCTGCCGCACTGGATGCTGTATTAGTTATGCTCGTTGATAGTGCATCCGCCACACCTGTAATGCTGCCATTACTATCAAATACAAATTGTGTTTTTAATTCGTTTACTTCAGAAGCCGAGGCTAGTGACGCATTACTTATAGCTGTATTGGCATTAGAGGTAACCGCTGTTGCTAGACTCCCTTGTATTCCGTCAACATCCCCGTTAGAATCAAAACTAAATACGGTTTCTAATTTATCTAAGTCACTCGCCACTGCACCCGCAGCAGTAGAGGATGCTGTATTTATAGAAGTATTCAAAGCGTCTGCTACTCCACTAACGTCTCCGTTACTATCAAATGTAAATTGAGTTTCTAATTTGTCAAGGTCAGTAGCTACGGCACCCGCTGCATTTGACGATGCTGTGGTAATACTCGTTGCCAGCGCATCTGCTGTACCTGTTATCCCTCCGTTTGTATCAAAAGTAAATTGCGTTTGTAGTTCGTCAATAAGTGCCGCTTCTGCACCTAAGCTATTAGATAATGTAGTTACACTTTGATTTACTGAAGATATAGATTGTGAATTTGTAACAATTCTATCGTCCGATGTTTCAGTCCACACATTTGGTGTACCCGATAATAAGACATATACTTTATTATTATCATTTGTATCGTACCATATAGACCCAACAGGGTTGGTAGTTGCCGGTGCATCATCTTGCCTAAACACATCAGGCTTACCTTCAACTGTACTTGTCAATGTATTTACAGAAGTTGTTGTAGCAAATCTATCTGACGCAGTTGTTGTAATCACATTATTAGCAAAAGCTTCCGAAAGTGAAGTTAAGTTGCCATCAGCATCAAATGTACCGAATGTACTAGCTAAGTTTTCTGCATAGGTTGATTCAGCAAATCGAGCATTAGTGGTTACTGTTATTACTTGGTTTGCAAAAGCAGAAGATAAAGTAACCAGATTGCCTAAAGTATCGAATGTACCAAATTGTGAGGCTAAGTTTAGCGAATACGTTGCATTAGAGGTTATATCAGAAACGTTTGTTGTAACTTGTTGGCTTATTGTGGCAAAATTATACAACTGATTATCGGATATTTGAAAATTAGCAAAGTACTCTGCTAGATCAACTAACTTGTAATTACGAGTGTTGTACTCACCTATCCTTATAAAATTAGATCCTGTTAATAGATCTTCATCGTTTATAGTCGTATCGTTTATGTATGTTGATATTCTAGCCATAGTTGTGTTTTAATACCCGTATTTTCTCTGGGTCTTTTCATTTTTAGTACCGCCTTTACCACCGGCTCTATTTTTCGATGCCTTAATACACTTGTTCAACCTGTGATCAAAGTCGTATCCTTTTTTGCATTTCTTAGCTTGTGCTGTTCTCTTCTTATATTTACCCCACTCGCTCATCGCATACTTCTTGTCTCGCTTTGCTTTTGCTAATCGGGCTTTAATTGATAGTTTCTGTGCCATACTTTATTATTACTTGTTATACCTAATTATTAATAACGTGACGTTAGGTAGCTACTAATATACCTTTACAGGCTAATGTCGTATAGAGAGGTTTTGGGTTACATTACCGTATTTACCCTGTATACCCCAATACAAAAGTTAAATTATTTTACCCCACCCCCCCACATTTTATTTTATTTCCTTAAAAGTTTTTACCTTTTACAAACTAAACACGATAGTACTTGGATAATATAGATGTAACTAATAATTAATAACT